CGGTGACCGGATGTTGAGGTAGGCCATTACTTCCTTTTCGGTAACGAGTTGTTCAATCTGCATAGCATTCTCCTTTACCCAACCCTCAGGCACAACGATGCCGCCGGTGACCGGTGCGGGAATGGGGTGGTGTGGTTTAGTTGGTGGGGTTATTTACTGTTGATGTGGGGGTATTTTTTCAGTAGCTCGGCCGCCTTGAATAACGGGCCAATGCCGATCCCCTTGCGGTTGTTGTCTCGGTAATTATCGAGGACTTTTTTCAGCATCTGCAGTGCTTCATCGCGCTGCTTCAAAAAGTGAGAGTCGAGTTCGTTGCTCATTCAGACCTCAGTGGCGTTTAAACTTCGCGGCGTATTCGTGCTTCTCTGCATCTTCTCGACATTCAGCATCACAGTAGTGGCCTTTGTCGATCGCATCACCGCAGTTGTAGCACTTGCCGGTGAATGGCTTCGGTCGGGGCCGGTTAGCCATGGCTACCTGTAACTGCTGATGTTCCAGTTCTGATGCTTGGTCGAGTGGGTCGGCATGAGTCATAGTGGTTTCCTTTAGGCAATAAAAAACCCGCCGGAGCGTGTAAACAAAAAATCATGCTTTATTCTTGAATGGGTGGCAATCCTAAGCGTTTAATAGCTTCATTGATTTCATGAGTGCTTGTTATCCTTCCCCTCAAACTAGCATATAGATAACGTTTTCCGTCAATATGTTCTGTTTGAAACACAGGAATAGGTTTAGAGGTTGTTTTATTGAGCTGTTGGGCTGATTGTTGCTCAATAGGCACTTCTACTAATATTGATTTTGGTATTTCATTGGATTCTTTAACTTTGATCTCGGCATTGCCATCGGGGCGTAAAATTAGAATGTGGTAATCCATGAATCATCCTCTTTTTTCTATTCTATGAGCCTATAATGCTACACCTTCCTCTCAACTTCGCCACACAAAAGCACATGCCGAGGCTGGACGTCTGCCATAGTCTCGATCTGATGTTCGCATTGTGTTTCGGTGGGGTAGAGTGTTTCAGTGAGGGGAGTTGCTTGGTTACCGGAGATAATGAGGATGACGTATCCGGCGAGTATCATGCGGGTGGTTCCTTGAGGAATATAATCCAGTGCGTTTTATCCCCCTTGCCGGTGCGTTGCCATATCGTTGGCACCTGGTCTGTTAGGGCGATGACTTGCTTCACTGGGACCTGTGTTTCATTCCATTTGAAAATCAGCGTTCCGTGTGGTCGCAGTACTCGGAAAGCTTCACGAAATCCATCAGCAATATCCTGTTGCCAGTTATCCTTATCCAGCACCCCGTATTTTTTCCGCATCCATCCATTTTCACCAGCCCGAACAAGGTGGGGTGGATCAAAAACTACTTGAGCGAATGAATTATCAGGGAAAGGAAGGTCACGGAAATCGGCAACAATGTCAGGGGATATTTTCAGTGCGCGTCCATCGCATAGGGTGTGCCGCTCGGCTCGGATGTCACAAAATGTTGCTCGTGCATCAGATTTGTTGAACCAGAACATTCTAGAGCCGCAGCACATATCCAGTACTGGCGTATTCATTATTTCCTCCTGTGCGCATCCCACAGAGTAATGTGGAACGCTTTTGGAAAGGGCAGGGTATATCCCCGCCATGATGAGAACTGTTATTTGATTATTGCTCTTCGCTTGAATTTAAACGCTCGAATTCGTCGCATATATAGCAATCTACGACTGACAAAATGCCATCGTTATTGCGGATCATCTGACGTTTTTCTGGGAGCCTAATCTTTGCCTGATTGGCAAGAATTGCATCACACATTCGGTGGATATCTTGGATATCTGAAAAGAACATTGCCTGCTTCGCTCTTATACGTTTTGCGATACTGATTAGGTCAGCTTTTTCATCATTTTCCATCTAAACTCCGGATTTTTAATACTGGTTGTGAAATGATTTACCTGAGATGTATGTTATGGGTAACATATTTCAATGTGTAACACAGTATGTCTTATTGATGCAACGCTCTGTGTCATTGAGAGCAATAATGATCAAAACTAGGCACCTTATTCAAATCAGCGCTGAGTTAACTTACAAAGAGAAACCCTCCGGATAGGGAGGGTGGTGTCATTCAAAATGGTGGCTCATCGTCCATTTGATGGCCTGATTGTGGGTGGCCCCATCCTTGCTGGGTGCTGCCGGACTGTTGACCGCTGTTCTGGCCACTCTGATTCCCGCCTGATCCGCTTTGACGACCGCCAAGCATCTGCATTGTGCCGCCGACATTCACGACTACTTCCGTTGTGTAGCGATCCTGTCCTGACTGGTCTTGCCATTTTCGGGTTTTGAGTTGACCCTCGATATAGACCTGCGATCCCTTACGTAAATATTCCCCGGCTACCTCTGCCAGCTTGCCGAACAACACTACGCGATGCCATTCCGTGACTTCCTTGGTCTCGCCTGTCTGCTTATCCCGCCAGCTCTCCGAGGTTGCTAGCGTGATGTTGGTAACTGCCCCTCCATTGGGCAGGTATTTAACTTCAGGGTCCTGCCCCAAATTCCCCACGATAATTACTTTGTTGACGCCTTTGCTTGCCATTTAACTCTCCCTGTTAAGCCGCGCTCTGGCTGAGTTCATCGGTACGCAGGCCATAAATGTCGGTGGCCACATCCAGTAATTCCTGTGTGCTGGCCAGCGCTCGGGCTGCATAGCGATAGGCTTTATCCAGCTCTTTTGGCGATGCTGCTTTGGTGGCTGCATCCTTAAACGCCTCAAGGATTTCTTCCGGGCTGCGGTCATCGCTTTGATGATGAGCAGTGTTGCTCTGTGGCTCCGGCTTCTGGTTGATCAGGTTGTTTAGGTCACCTGAGGTACGCACCGGCGTGATATCGCGCTCAGTTCGTTTGGCTGGTTCAAATTCGTCAGGTGTGTAAACGCCGAGGATCACGTCCGGGCAGTACAGACGGGCCCAACGCTTAACACCTAGATATGCTAACTGCTGCTTAGGGTCACTTCCCCAAAGGGTCGAATTACGTACCTGAGCCTGCGACAGAAACAACTCTAGAACACGGGGTTCGTCTTCACCTTTCAATGTGGCCCACACACGAACACCACAGCCTTTCTCGTCAGCCATAGTCCAGTTAGGGGCGATATATTTGTTACCCTTCTGAGAGGCTTTTTCAACGAACTTACCGATGACATTCTCCCACGGGCCGAACCAGTCATAGTGAAGGCGATCTTTGGTTGGCGCCATTGATGTCACAACTGCATTCACCAGCTGCGCTTCATATCCGAGAACGCCATTGATGAGGTGAGTTTTCTGAGCAACAGCGTAGGGATTCATTCCCCACTGGGCAGCTTGTAGTGCGACAGCCATGCAGTCCGCAGGGCTTCCGGCAAGGTGAGAGGGTACCGTTGCTCGGCCTTTTGCCATCACATCAGCAAAGGCTTGTAACTTCTGTAATCCGCTAGGACTGAAAATAGCGGCTTTGGTATCGGCTTCATTAGCCGGTGCTTGTACGATTTCGTGACTCATAGCGAATCTCTCCTTCTGGCCCATTCAGGGCGTGCAAGACGTTCAACACCGCCCCAGTTACCGGTAGCGATACATTCGTGATAGGTGGTCAGGTTTTTGCGAAACTCGTTATATCCGGCCTCCACATCCTGTGGTTCGAGGTCATAAACTCTGACCGGATAGCGGCCGCAGTTGATGGTTTCACTGACAGCGATGAAGACGAATAGGGGGTACTCGCCGAACTGTTGCCGGTAACCCTCCCGGTACATGGCATCCTGTACGTGGTACCGGAATTCTTCGACGTGTCGGCTGAAGCGGTCCATGTCAGCGACCTTTTTCACATCGGCGATCACCGGTTGTGCCTTGAGGAACTTATCTGGCCTGATCCGGCACAATTCCTCGGTTTCTTCGTCCCGCCAGTAGATGGAGCTTTCACAGAACCCATCCGCCTCGAGTAACCAGCGGGCACCGGTGTGGGCCATGGCACTGTCCCGCATGAGCCTGAGCTTCCTGTCATCGTCATGGGTGATTGGTGTAATGCCTGTCCGCTTACAGCGCTCAAAAAACTGCTGTTCCTCTTCACGTCCGGCAGTGGTCCGGCGGTTTACTTCCGGGCCTATCTCAAACCGCTTGCCGAACTCTTCCGGCTCCAGTAGCAGACAGTGGAGGGCGGTCCCCATATCGAGGGCCGCGGTCTTTTCTTCATCGATCGGTGCCAGTTTGCGCCACTGGTAGATAGCGGGGTTAATAGCGATATCATCCAGCTGTGATTTACTGACGCCCGACCCAGTGTGATAGTCGTGGTTGGAAATGTCGTGATAGATACCTGGTTCCATAGTTATCTCCATTCGGCTTTAGCTTTATCCAAACAAATGCGATCAACAAAGGCGGCATAGGCGTCCTGCGCAGCATCGCTGGTCAGTAGGAATGAATAGGCCGGGTTATCTGCTGCGAACAACTCAATGTCGTCAGGAAAGAGGGCAGACAACTCTTCAGCTCGCTCGCGCACCGCTTCGTCGTAATTCAATTCGGCGTAGTGCCGATCCCATCGTTGGGCCTCGATACTTTCGGCAACGGCAAATGCTGGTTCATGCAGCATGGTTCACCTCCCTAAGCGAATTCACATACTCGACCAGCAGATTAAAATCCATCTGCCCACACAGTTCCGTCTGCTGCTCCCGGCTCAGCGTTTCAATCTGGCAATCCTCAAGAGATACGCTGACCTTTCCCGGCCGCATTGCTCCGCGAATTTGTGCGTCCGAACATTCTATTTTCAGGTTCAGGCCCATTTTGACCTCCGCAGATCGCTTACCATCCGCAAAAAGCCGGTTTGGGTGTTAGGGTAAAAGTGAACTGCTCCACTGATAGTGATCCTCAGCTCCGTTCCTCGAATGATGTATTTCATATCAAAGCCTCCCTGGCGGGACGGGCTGCGTCCCTGATGAATTGACGGATGCGATCCAGTTGTGTCGTGAAGAATGACTTGATGTCACTGAAGAAATAATGAGCAGCGCCAATGACGCTGCCTTTGACCTGGGTTGTCATTGGCGGTATTCCGATGTGATTAGTAGTTGATGGTTACTGCAGGTACCTGACCTTTAGCGATTGCTGTGATACAAGCTGTTGCGCAATCCGCTGTCAGACCGGAATCGACCAGGGCAGATACTGCGGCTTGCTTGATAGTGCGAAGATGTTTCATGTCTCTTGCGCGGTGTTCGGCCTCATCCTTGACCCGCTTTTCTTCAGCCAGTCGCGCCTGCTCAGCTTGGGCGGCTTTTCGGCGCTCGGTCTCAATAGCCTCCTGCTTATCACGCTCAGCCTTTTCACGGGCATACCGAGCCTGACGCTCTGCCAGTTGCTGGGCTTCGATACGCTGTTGCTCGGCACGTTGTTCTGCGGCGATACGTTCCTGTCTTTCCTTTTCGGCTACGGCCTGTAATTCTCGTTCCCGGCGCTCAACCTCTTCGCGGTCACGATTGGCTTTTTCCTCTGCCTCACGTTTCACGCGCTCTTCAGCTTCACGGGCAATGCGCTGCTCAAGCTCAATGCGTTGCTGTTCTGCCAGTCGGGCGGCTTCGGTACGGTCACGGTCGAACTTATCGTTCATCAGTAGGGCGATTTCATGATCGGACTCGAATTTCTCAGCAGCTGCCTTATCGAATGCTTCGTTCATTTCCAGCGCTTCGGCGTGGGCATTATTCAATGCCTCAATCTCTGCCAGTCGCTGCTGCTCGGCGTCCCATTCCTCACGCACTTTCAGCACTGAATCGCGGATAGCATTGCATTCGTCCACAAACCGCTTTAATTCCAGTTCCGCAGGCTTAACGGATTCTTTTAGGTGTTTCAGATAGGCGCGGCCCGGTTTCTCAATGGCGGTTTTGCTTCGGCTGATTGCCTGAGCCAGTGAGCCGATACGGTCGCGGCCTTTCTTTGTGGTTACGTCCGGCACTTCCTTTGCCATCTCGCGAATTATCGCTAGGTATGGATCGAGTCCACACTGAACGTACAAGGCTGGCGCCTGTTCAGGCTTAATTTCCAATAAAGCTAAATCAGTTGTTTCCGTCATAATCCTCTCCTGAATGTGGGTCATATAACCGCCCACTCAGTGAATGGACGCTTGTGTACCAGGTATAAAAAAGGCCTCGCCGCAGCGAAGCCTAATTTGATGAGTGCCTGTTTTTACCGGGACAGGCTCCCGTGCCCGCCGTACCCCTACAGCAAGATGTGGTGTAGGATGTAAACACCCCTACAGCCGTGAGATTTCATAATGGACTTGATATCGAGCGTTACCCTAACAAAGCAACTCTTTGAATTAGTTAACATCATCAAAGACGAAAGAGATCAACAGAAGGTGAAAGAGGCCGCTGGAGCCCTTTCAGAGAAAATTACCACGCTCCAATTACTAAACTCTGAAATTTCCAGCCTTTATCATTCTGAGAAACAGAGAGCCATGGAGATTTGCGAGGAAAACACCAAGCTCAAAATGTTTATCTCCAATATAGAACATTACACCCTTCATAAGACGCCAGCGGGGTCGATAACATATAAACCTCAGGATACGCCCGAGAATGAAGTTCCCTCTTATTACGTATGCGCACACTGTTACCAGAAAACGATAATATCGATACTTCAACCGAGTGCGGATGAATTTGCTTTCCATATGCTGTACTGCCCCGAATGTAAGAATAAATTTAGGAGTACACCGCTTCCTCTTGTTCCTAAGAGAATCCCTCCGCCTAGAAGTCCGTAACAGGTTCACACTAAAGGAATCGAACGACCGCGCGACTTCAACTTAAAAGTGCAGGTTAGTCGGTCATAGTGCTGACGATATCCAGCCCGATACATGGCTAGCTCAGGCATGTAAGCCGCCCCCCGACCGGGTAAATAACGCCAGTTCGGAGCTTTAAGTGCCTGCTCAATTCTATCGACCGGCTTTAACCTCATATCCTCGGCAGCTTTACGAGCGTTGAACTTTGCCATTCTTCGTCCTTGTCTGTTCATGGTATTACCTCCTTTGTAAGTTCTTTGGTGGAGTGGTGACCGCATCGCCTGATACCTGCAACAGTCGATCTGATACACCACTTCCCAAAGAACTCTATGAGGTCCTGTGTCTTCACAGGGGCAGGTTATTAAAGAGCATTCCGGTTTATGGCCGGTGCGGTAAGTAGTCCGTTTACCGCATCGATGTTTCGTTTCGATGGGATAAAATTACAAGAATTGTTGTTATATGTAAACAAAAAATATTGTAATTTGTTGTATGGATTACTTACTTTTTTGTTTTTAATGGCAATTTATTTTGCACAGGATCTGACCTGCTATTGTGAGGTAGGGTTGTGCCGATTAAGGGCACAAAAATCCGGCACGGTGGACGGGGGAGAGGATAATGCGGGTAATCATTAGGGATAAGTACCGCCAGCTTCATTGATTACCTTAGCTATTTCAGCAAATGAAGGCTGGTATTTAATACCACCAGATGGGTGAGTGACACTTGCCCATTCAACCTGACTCTCAGGGGGGAGATTATACATTTGGTTCCAAAGGTTTACCCCTAAAACCAAAATCACGTCAGGTCTCAGCCGGTTGACTACCTCTTCGAATGGCTCACGGGCTGCTCTCCACATCTCTTTTGTGGGAGATATTCTTGCCGCGTCACCTACGATTTCCTGAACGTAATTATAAAAAGCAACGTGCTTCCAGGCTTCGACTCTGTCTTCGTCAGTCAAGGCAGCATCACTACCCTTGAGAAGCTTTGTTAATTTGGTAAAGAATGAGGTTCCAGCCTCGAAAGCATTTTGCTCAACCACATATGACGTAAAGTCACTACCAGCACTTGAGTCATCGTCGTAGTGAGACTCACCTACAACTAACAAACGAATACCATAGCCGCTGTTGTTGTACCGTTCTCCGACGTATGGTTCAAAGCGGATCTTAGTCATCTAGTTAACCTTTCTAATGTATTCAGTAATTTTGATACTATCGCATCACATGGTTAAGTAGCCAGAAGTCCTGATTTATAGGCACAAAAAACCCGGCGCGGTGGCCGGGTTTTATTAATTTAATCCACTTCTAGGTCAGGAAGCATTATTGTCTCAATTAACTCTAAAGCCCTAGCGTCTCTAGCTGAAAAATACTTTGGAGCATGATGTGGTAACCAGACTTCATTGAAGTGAATCTTAAAGTCTGAGAGATACTCATTCGGGTAAAGCCTTACAGGGAATTTTCTTCCATCAGGATACTCATGTTCATAAGTTGGGAAAGTTTTAGGCTCGACGCCGCGATTTTCTCTCAACCACTTACTGAAAATCCGACCTTCTGATATATCCGGGACCATATCATCTGGAAGTGAATACCCAGCTTGCTCAAGAGGAGCTACTAAGTTGAAGGTCAGTTCATTTAACATGGAAAAGTGTGTATGAGGAACTTTAGACCTATTGGCCATGTATCGCTTCAAATGTATAGGTAATTCCGCTGGGATTCTTTCCCCAGACATCCACTCCCTAACCCATCTAGATACCTGAACAGCAAATTTAGGAGACAACCACTGAGCCAAGTTGATAGCGATATCTGGGTGAACCCAAGTACCTTGATTATCTGCTCTTCCACCTTTAAATGTCTGGATTAACTCCGATATGGGAATTCCCATATCAGCAGATAAAGCCTCAAGAAAGTCTTGCGTTGTTCTGAGTCGAGTATAGTCAGCTAAAATCTTTCCTGCCGATTTACACATTGCTGTGGCGTTGATGTAACCATCTTTAGTTCGAAGGTGAACTACCTCGCCATCCACTTCTCTCGCGATGAGAGATAATTGAAAAGTCTGTGCCATTTGAATGCTCTCTAATATCCCTGGGAAATTTAAAAGCTATCCAATCTTTGCTGGATTCGCGCTGTGTGTCTTGGCAAATGCCGAAATAGGTACTACTTAAACCGCATCTTCGCTTCTACTGCTACACCGATTATCTTGCAATTCCCGTTGATAGGAACCATTGGCCAGGCCGGGTTCAGCCCCTTCAGGTACTTCTGACCACCGTCGATAATCAGTTTCTTGAACGTGGCTTCGTTGGAGTCAACCAGCCTAGCGATCACCATGCTGCCATTAATAGCTTTTTTCCCAGTATCAAACAACACATACATGCCTTCAGGAACGCTCAGGCCGGTCGGCGCAGTCATAGAGTCACCTTCGACTTTCAGCCAGAACGCTTCCCCTTGAATGTGGGCATCTGATGCAAGCCATTCGCTGATCTCATTGATGGAGTAGGCTTCTATGTCCTCAGCCCAACAGCCAGCCTGTACGGAACTTAGAACGGGGTAGCGCTTGCTGGGAGAGTATTCGTCTGCGAGCGAGAAATTATCACCCTTGAGACCTTCATCTTTACCGTCTAAAAGCCACTCGATACTAACACCAAGGGCTTTTGCCAGCTCAGGGAGATATCGTGGGCGTTTAGTTTTACCACCCTCTAATTGCTCTATGGACTGCTGGGAAGTGCCGACTTTTTCTGCAAGTTGACCCTGAGTCAAATCAAGTAAGTCTCGTTTGGATTTAACCCTTACACCGATATTCATTATTTATACCTCTACGGTCATCTTCACAAGAAAAACTGTAATTGACAAACAATATAAATTGTCACAATATACAAATAAGTTTGTTAAAGGAGGGTGTATGGAAGGATTATCAAATCGTCTGAAACAGCGACGCGAAGAACTTAATTTAACTCAGGCTGAACTTGGTGAGATGGCTGGTTACTCTCAGCAATCAATTCAACAAATCGAAGCTGGAGAAACCCAGAGGCCACGTAAGCTCCACGAATTATCCATCGCGTTAAAATGCGACTCAGCATGGCTAATTTTTGGTAATACATACCCACATTCAGCTTAAGCCCCACCTGCTCTTTAACAGCCTGCCCCCTCGGAAGACCAGGGACCAATCAAAGTGACAGCGCCCGCTGATCACTCAATCACACACAAGGATTATTTGATATGGAACAGACAAAAACACGCAATATGACGATCGCGTTTGTCAGCCGCCATCTGGTGGCGTCAGCGTATCAGGCTCTGGTTAAAACAAAACAGACGGTGGTGGCAAAGCTTCTTGGAGTGGCCGATTCAACGGTTCTCCGCCGCGCAGAAAAATACCCTGAATTGATGAAACAACTCGCAGCCTCTGGCATCGAGGACTTTGTCATGAAGGGCGAAAAGAAAATCCCGCTGGATCACTATCGATGGCTTCTGACTGTCGCGATGGAGTTCAGTAGAACCCAGCTCGAAATTACCGCAAATGAAAACGCCCCAGACTGCGGAAACAGTATCGGGGCGTAAGCGAATCACGTCAGCAATTCACGGAGGAATTATGTCGTCACTCTACCAGCTTTACAAGCACAAAGAAAAAAACGGTACCGGCACGTCAGTGAATAAAACGTACCTGGTGCCGTTGTCAGAACTGTACGTCGAGCCGGGCTTTAACGTCCGTGAAATCGACTTAGATCACGTTAATGCATTTCGTGACGCGTTCATCGCGGGTGAATACCTGCCGCCGCTGGCTGTTCAGGTCACAGAGAAGGGTATCAAGATCCTGGATGGTCATCATCGCTACTACGGGGCGCTGGCTGCTACCGATGCGGGGCACCCGATCCCACGCATTGAGTGTAAGGACTTCGTCGGTTCTGATGCAGACCGCATCGCATTCATGGTGACATCATCTCAAGGCAGACCACTGACCCCGATTGAGCGTGGCTCTGCCTATCTGCGGATGATCAACCAGGGCTGGGAGCCTTCAGAAATAGCGAGGAAGGTGAAGCGGTCTGTCTCTGACGTTAACCTGCATCTAGATCTCGTTCACTGTGATTCGGCACTTCTGGATATGGTGCGTTCCGGTGAGGTCGCAGCCACCACTGCGGTGGCATTATCCCGGGAGCATGGACCGCAAGCATCATCAGTGGCTACCGACCAGTTGGATAAAGCCAAGGCCGCCGGAAAAAAGAAAATTACTCGTTCTGACGCAATGCCACTGTTCAGCGCATCGAAAGCCAGGAGGGTGTTGGAGCTGCTTGCTGACGCTTCCGAGGGAACCGCTGGGCCAGAATTTATTCATGTTCCGCTTGGTGTAAAAGACGAGGTCTTTCGCATCTTGGAAGAATACAGAGCCGGTAAAAGGCCGAGAGAACGATCGTGACTTTTGGCCTCTTTGGGAAATACCCAGAAATTTCTTCATGATGGGAAAGCGCTCGTCACTCAAAACACAGAGTGGGCAGCGATACAGGAGCAACGTGAGAGAAGGATGCAGTAATTAACACGTGATGTATCTCTCGGTTATCTATGGCCCTGCCATTCCCCCCTTAAGCAAGATCCACCCCTTATAAATCTGGACTAATTATGAGCATGAACTTAATGGCTAAGGCTATGGGGATCAAAGTTGGAAATCCCCTGAGAAAGCTCGTTCTGATAAAACTCGCCGATAACGCAAACGACCAGGGGGAATGCTGGCCCTCGTATCAACATATTGCAGACCAATGCGAGATCGGACGATCTACTGTGAAAAGCCACATCAGGGCGCTTGAAGAGATGGGACTGTTACGCAGAGAGTATCGGCGTAATGGTGACTTAAATCAGTCAAACTTGTTTCATTTGACGCTCGATAACATCAAAGAAATCCCTGAGGAAAATAGTGGGGCAGGATCTGACCTAGGGCAGGAGCTGACCGAGGGTGGGTCAGGAGCTGCCCGAGGGGGTGGGGCAGGAGCTGCCCCCAGAACCAGTCACTCTTTTGAACCAGTCATTGAACCTAAACAAACACCCATCGCTAGCGCTCCTGCGTCTGGAAAATATGCCTTCGAGGGAAATGTGGTTCGCCTGAATCACAAAGACTACGAATCCTGGAAAAACCTCTACCCAAATATCGATCTGGATTACGAGCTACAAAAACTGGATATCGAGTTCTGCCATCACAAGCCTAAAAACTGGTTTATCACTGTGAGCCAGAAGTTGAGCTACCAGAACAAACAGGCACTTTCCCGGGGGATTGGTAACGTAAAACAGCCAGTCAATCAGAAGCCAGAGCCACACTGGAACAGCCCTGAGTCGTGGGAGGATTTTTTATGACGCGATTACTCCAAGCTGTCGCCAATTGTGACTCCGGAACGTTATCGCAGATTGCCGGCAATACCTCTGACAAGCCAAAACAGTGCGTTCTGAACGTTAACACCGAGCGGTTGGTTGATGCGTTGTTCCGCCAGTTCAAGCAGGTATTCCCGGCGGCTGGCGCCACTAACCTGCGGACATTGGCCGAAGAGTCAGCTGCGAAGAAACAATGGGTTGTAGCCTTTGCCGAAAATGGGATTACCACCCGTGAACAATTGGCGGCTGGGATGCGGTGGGCCAGGGCCAAAGACACCCCGTTTATGCCGTCACCCGGCCAGTTCATTGAGCAGTGCAAAGCGGGTGCCCGCTATGCCGTAGGACTACCGGACGCCGACGAGCTATACCGCCGAGTGATGAAATATTGCGGGGAACGGGGTTTCTACAAGTGTCCGGAGAACTACCCGTGGGAGACCAACGCTGACTACTGGATGATCACTGCGCTCTACAGCCAGATGAAGGCCGGTAACCTGACAGAATTAGAACTGCTGCAGCGGTGCAAAAAGCAGCTGAAAACTATGGCTAAACGAGTCACGTCAGGCGAAGATATCCCGGAACCGCGCAAGCAGCTACCCCAGTTGTACATACCGTCCAAGCCTGATATCGCAAAGGCGCATATCGCTGATATCCGGGTGAGGTTTGGATTTCGCAAAGCCTAATTATAAGGCGTTTAGCAACCCTTTTAACAAAGGCATGGAAAAACTGATTAAAATATAATACTTATTGATGAGGTGAAATATTTTTTATCTGACTTGATGGTGGAGGTTAAAATAACCCCCGCCACCTATTCGTTTTTCAATAAATAATGTTACGCTAACATTATTGTGAGGGAGAAGTAATTAATTAATTAATTTTTTATTTTTCACTACTTTGCAAGGCATCTATCGTGGACTGTATTTTATTTTTTTGAACTTGGAGATCATCAATTATATTTTGAGCTTTATCTTTTTCATCTTGATGTTTGTTAATATTTTTTTGTATATCGTCTTTTTGTGATTGTAATTTTTCAATCTCCTCTTTATTATTTTCAGATTCACTTGTCATATGAATCCTAGAGAATAAAAAAATAGAAATTACAAATAGTAATAAGTATGCAAGTATTAAGTAAAGTCCAGTCAGCTTCATATCCTGTAGCACAACGGCTGCAAGAGAAATGCAAACAATATCAGGTAACACTTCAAAAGATTGAAATAATACACAAAACTTTTTTTGGTGTTTTTTTGATAAATAAACGTATAAAAATGACAATGCCAAAGCTATCAATGGTAGATAATAAGCAAAAGCATGCATCAATTTCTCATCCTGACCAAAATCGTAATGGATAAGAATAGAAAGTCCGGTATATGTGGCAGCGCAGAGTAATATAACTGTCGGGGTGTAATATTTTAAAGATCTAAGCTTTGACATTATATTTCTTTTTGTTTCAGGCATTTTACATTCCTTTTCCATATTTAATTTTTATTGAAATGGTTATTTCAATGATATTAGATAATAAGAGTTGAGTAATAGGAAACATTCTCGTTGAGTATCTTTACATAAAGAGGTTAACCATTGCAATTCGACTTTGTAACACCCAGGCGGCGTATTTTCTCCAGCAAACGACATTGACCTCGAACGACTCAAGCGCTACCCACCGCAGCAAGCAGTTTTCGGTACTAGGACTCATCAGCTAACTAACCCGTGTATCCAACGACTTCACCCAATCGTTCCCGATACAAATCTCACTTACTGCAAGTTAAGGGATCGTAACTCTCGGAGGAAAAATGAACCTCGAAAATACCGTTAAGTATCACAGCCCAAAGTCTCTGCAATTTACCGTTTCCCCACGCGCTACCGCTTCAGAGGCCTTAAGCGGCAGTGATGTAATGGCGGCGTTCGGGATGGTCCAGAGTCGTTCTCGACTGGGATTCACAGCTTTCAGCGGTAAAATGGAACTGAGTAAGAACGACAAGTTAAAGGCGATTCAGTTATTGGCACAGTATGGACTCAAGCATTGCGACAAGGTGGCAGCCTTACGTAAGCTCGATGCCAAGGATAAGGGGAGAGTGGTACAAACACTCGCAACTTTCGCCTTTTCATCATGGTCTCGTTCGGCGGCAACGTCCGGGGCTCGATGTAAGGACTGCCACGGTACTGGCCGAGCCTGTGATCGGGTAAAGACTGAAGCCTGTGGAATATTTATGGAAAAGGAGTGTAACCGGTGTTCCGGTGTCGGCTATTCGCAGCTGGCGGGGAAAGTGGTTTATCGGGTAGTAGCTAATGCCTTATCAGTTGACCAGTGGAAGCGCGGCGTCAGTCAGTTTTATGAATCGCTAATTGCTGAGCTTGATAGATCAGAAAGTCATGCCAATCGTATGTTGCAGTTGGTCACTAGTTCAACTAATTAAATTCGTGGTCCACAGGCGAAGACTCTTGCCCAATTACACTTTTTTGGGTAAATTTGACACCAATGATGGGATTTTATGCTTTCCATTAAGTCAAATTCAAAGGGCTCGCAGATTGCGGGCCTTTTTTCGTTTATATTGTCGCCATGGCTACCTGAATCAAAACCCGCATATGTTCCAATTGATCGGAATTTGGTATCAATCCTTTACTCATTGCGTGCGCATAAATATCAAACAGTTGCCCACTCCCTGAGTCAAGAGTAAGAGTGTTTTTAACCCAATCCACACTGCTATATTGAATCTCCTCATATTCTGATTTAGTACAAAGGTTTGTCAGTGCAGGATTGGGCTCAAATTTTCCCCAATCTTTCTTTTTTATAGCAAGAACACATCTTCCTTGAGAGTTGAATATTGCATATTTTTGATCGGTACTTCTGATCGAGATGGGAAAGTCACTGTTTGCCAGATACATAAAATCGCCTCAGTATATAAATCATTAACAATATAAACCGTTTAGTAGTTATTTATACCCAAATATCACCCTTTGCAAATCGACGAACCGTTAAAACACCCCTATCTGACGAAGACATTCTCAGCATAGGTTAACCCTGACACACAGCACCGAGCTTTCCTCAAGCAAAGGTGAAACTCATGAAGATAACTATCATGCCCGACAAAATTGCTTCGAGCGCTTCCTATTGCGTATCAGGAGGTTTGATCTGCGGCGGCGGGATCTTGCAATGGCTTCAGAACCTGAACTGGAACACCATCGCAGTGATTGGCGGTCTTGTCATCGGGGTCATCACCTGTCTTACCAACCTGTACTACAAAAGCAGACAGACACGGGCCTATGAGTCCGCACTGAAGCGAGGGGTCATTACACCACCCAGGGACAGTTAACTCATGGCGCTTTCGACTGCACTACGAAAAAAACTCTCAGCTCTCGCAGGGAGCGGAGTGATCGTCCTCTCATCGGTACTTCTCCCTGAATTGGAAGGGACTCGATACCAACCTTACCGTGACGGAGGCGGTCTGTGGACCGTCTGCACCGGCCATGCCGGGCCCGAGGTGATCCCAGGCACCCGATACACCCAGGAGCAATGTGATGACTTTTTGGCAGCGGATATCGCCATTGCTAATCGCGCAGTCAATCGTCTGGTCAACGTCCCGATGAGTGAAATGCAGGAAGCCGCCCTGACGAGCTTTGTCTTCAATGTGGGATCAGGACAGTTTTCAGAGTCATCTTTGCTGAAAGAATTAAATCGCGGTGAGACCAACGCTGCCTGTAATTCTCTGCTTCGGTGGATATATATCGGGAAAGCGAAATCGCCCGGACTTCTGAACCGCCGTGAAATTGAAAGGGAACTCTGCCTGTGGGGTGAGGAATGACATGGATACTGCTTAATTGGCGTTCTGTACTGATAACTCTTTTATTTGGGCTACTCGTCAGCGTAGTCAGTCTGATGAACTATTACCGCCATTCAGCTAGCGACTGGCAATTGCAGGCTGAAAAACAGTCGGCTCTGGCACTATCTAAACAGGAAATCATCACAGGCCTGCAGCTGCGGCAGCAAAAACTGGTGATGATTGATAAAACACACATGGAGGCGCTCAGTGAAGCTGAATCTAAGAATGATGATCTTCGCCGCCAGCTTGCCTCTGGCGCTCGCAGGATGTACCTCTCGGCAAAATGTCCGGTTGGCGGAGAAAGTACCGATACTGCAGCCCGCAGCTTGGGCGATGGAACCCCCTTCGAAATCACTGGCAATACTCGACGAAACATTCTCAATCTCCGGGCCGGTATTATCCGAGACCGAGCAAAACTAAAGTATCTACAGGATTACATCCGCGAACAATGTCAATAGCACACCCGCGCTAGTGATCCCACTCGATAGAACTTACAGCTTCCCATCCCTCTTAAAGAAGGAACTTATTATGAGCCGGACGCAATGGCCGATGACCAATGTTTTCAACCCCTGGCCTGTTTATACCAACGGAAGTGAATATGTTATCGCCGTTCAGATCAAAAAAATCACTCAGCATGTATTAGATGGCTCGATCACCTTAACTCCCGAGGGTGGCTACGATGACATTTCAGAGCCAGAAATATTTATGACCGTTTTCAGGCCAGAGGTGGGAGGTTACCTGGTCCGAGGCTCTGCAAACCAAGACATGTACATCGATGCGGAAACCTTTGAATCAGACTATGAGCAGGCGTTTATCAGGAAAGGTGAAAAAGGGGAACCCGGTGAACAGGGACCACAAGGCCCCCAAGGAGCGAGTGGGCCAGAAGGGCCTAAGGGCGCGCAAGGTGAGCAGGGTGATAAAGGCGACAAAGGCGATACAGGAAAGTCCGGCTCATCCCTGCTGACAGGAAGTAATGCGCCAGGTACCGATGACGGGAAAGAGGGAGATACTTGGCTGGATACCTCAACAGATGACCTCTATTCACGGCAAGACGGTATCTGGTCAAAGATCTGCAACATCCGAGGGAGCGGAGGCAGCAAACTCACACGTACTGGGACAACCGCGAACATGTCCGCCAACGTCAGTGACAGCTTTTCAGGTACACAGGGCCACGGCAAAGTGGGCAATACGCTTTATTGGAAAACCACATTTACCTGTACCAAAGCGGCGTATGGTGAATATGTTCCCTATGTTCTCGAGCTGGTTAAATCGCCCGGAGTTCCCTGTGATGCGGAGGGGAACATACTTCCTTGGACATTCGTCCATAGTCCAAAAACATCCGCTACTGCGCTGACTACTGTCGAGGTTTACCTGTTTGTCTACGGGGCCGCGACCCAACTTTGTGATCTCGGAAATAAAACGATGACTCCTTTGAACTTGGCAGGCTCAGAAAGTAATCAAGATCCCGTCGTCACCTTCAGTTACTGGTACGCAGAATCTGACTAAGTTGTCAGTGACGACAATCCTCAAAGCCCACTTTAACCGGTGGGCTTTTTTATGCGCCATGCCCGGCGAAGCAACACAGAGCCTTTCAGGAATCAGCCTCGGAGAAAGCCGTTATAGGTGGCGACCTCTCTGTGGACGGTATTTCTGGGCAACGAGGCTTATTCACTAAAAGGTACTCGCCATGAAAAATGTATTATCTGTACTGAGCACAACTGAAGCGCCAACCATGAGCAGTCTGGAAATGGTCGATTACATCAATGCTGATCGGGAATCAAAAGCTGAGACAGAGGGGCTGAAATTTCCTTGCAAGAAATATACTCGACTGCAACATAAGCATTTCCTCGCAAAGGTACCAAAAGTTCTGGGTCATACATCGGCCAAATTTTTGGCCGATGATACTTACGCCGCAGGTAATGGTGCGACGGGTGTAAGGCTGATTTATAACTTCCCCAAACGCGAAGCTTGTCTGATGGCAATGAGCTATAGCTACGAGTTACAGGCTCAGGTCTTTGACCACATGACAGAACTTGAGGGGAGCAAAGAGATTAATCTTCTCGATCTCTCCGGGCTAGCTGAAATGGCGGTTAGCCAAATGCAAAATCGCGTGGCTGCTGCCGAACGATTCTCATTTGAGGAACACGGTCAGACTGGGAGCGCGTTAATGACCCGACGTAAGAAAGAGAAAAAAGCTATCAAAAAGGCAGAGCAGATTGTTTGCGACCTAATTCAGTTCAGACTTTCTGACCTCGGTGACTTTCCAGAAGGAGAGCCGGCATGACACCGATTGATTTCATTCATCGTAATGTCATTAGTGAACTGATCAAGCAGGGCTACGCGGAGATGGTAGCCCATCAATGTGCCAATAGGGCTGTTGATCATTACCGGTGTTGTTCTGCAACCAAAAAAGGTGGCATGTTCGATGACTGTCTTAACATGGCTAAAGCGTGGGCTACAAAATTACAACCAAATAAAAAGTCGAAGTAAACAACCGAGAGCCACTTTCACAACGGCTCTTAAGAGAAAGTTTACTTAAACTCACTTATTTTATTGTTGAGCATTTGGATCCTTCTTCTTGCCTCTTCAGCGTCATCTAGACCAGACAAGTCTGGGGTATCGCTGTTTGTTAGGCCATTCATGAATGCTTCTCTAACAGCATCTCCATGTAAGACCCCTAGAGAGTTTATCAGGCTTTGAATTATTACTTGATGAGCAAGTGACTCAAGCTTTAAATCTGTAATTTCTTCAACTAATAAATCTATTTTTTCACTGTCTGTCATTAATCTATCCCCATGTAAGTGATTGACCAATAATCATGAATTAAGGCAGTTCAAAACTAAAGAGAATTTTATGGCACCTAACAAAAAAATGGGTCGCCCCTCTGAATACTTACCGGAGGTAGGTGAAGATATCTGTAATCTGCTTATGTCCGGTGAAAGCCTTCGCTCTATCTGTGAGCGGCCAGGAATGCCTAACCGGACAACGGTGTTCAGATGGATTCAGAGCTTCGACGGCTTCCGCAACCAATACGCACACGCGCGCGAAGTCCAAGCCGATGTTCTGGCCGAAGAAATCATTGAAATCGCCGACGATAGCAGCGGTGACGTCATTGTTGATGAAGATGGCCGAGAGCAAACAAACCATGAGCGTGTTGCCCGTTCACGCCTGCGCGTCGATGCCCGAAAGTGGTATGCCTCGAAGCTAGCACCGAAGAAATACGGTGATCGCATCCACCACGAACAGACCATTCAGATTACCGATCTGTCGGATGAAGAACTGGATAGAAAACTTCAGGAGTTAACCCATGCACAATCTCAGCCGGGAGCAGAAGATTGAGTTGGTAAGGCTTCTTGAAGAAAAAAAACGCCGTGAACATGTGTTTCGGTATAAGACCTTTTTCTCGTCACGCTATCCCTGGCAGAAACGTTTCATAGCCAGTACCAAAGAATACTCCCAGTCAGCACTCATTGCCGCAAACCGAGTCGGTAAAACTGAAACAGCCACCTATATCGATGCCATCCACGCTTTGGGGGATTACCCTGAAGACTGGCCTGGGCATAAGTTTGAGCATGCTCCGTTGATCTGGGTGCTGGGTTATTCCGGTGAGAAGTGCCGAGACTTGTTACAAACGCCTCTCATTGGGACGAAAACAGATGCCAGTTGGATTGGCGGGATGATCCCCGGTGAGCGCATCCTTAGCACAGAGGCGATGCCTGGGACCCCCAACGGCGTTCGAACGGTCTATGTCAGGCATAAGAGCGGCGGCACTGCAAAGATACAGTTCTGGTCCTACTCACAGGGGCAACACGCGCTGATGGGAGACAATATTGACTGGTTTCATATCGATGAAGAGCCGAAAGACATCGATATTTATCCCCAGGTCCTGGTTCGAACCGCAACCGGTGACAGGGGGAACGGTGGTAGGGGGATCTTGACCTTTACACCGGAGAATGGCCGCACCGAACTGGTTAAAAGTTTCATGGATACACCAGGAACGGCCCAGGTATGCATGAATGTCGGGTGGGATGATGCCCCGCATTTAAGCGAAAAGATTAAGGCTGAACTCCTTTCCTCGTTTCCAGCACATCAGCGGGACATGCGTACTAAAGGAATACCAATGCTCGGTCATGGACGAATTTACGATCTCCCAGAAGAGAGTATTACCTGCCAACCGTTCCAGTGTCCGGACCATTTCTTTGTCATCGACGGGCAGGACTTCGGCTGGGATCACCCTCAGGCACATGTCCAATTGTGGGAAGACAGGGACACGGATGTGATCTACTTGGCTTACTCCTGGAAGGCTCGGCAGAAAAAAGCGGATGAAGCCTGGAGGCTAGTAAAGCCTTGGGCAAAAAACATCCCAGTTGCCTGGCCCCATGATGGTTTGCAGCATGAGAAAGGCGGAGGACAACAGCTCAAAGAACAGTATCAGTCCGAGGGCTTCCTGATGCTTGACGGACATGCCACCTGGCCGGATGGCGGTAATAAGGTCGAACCCGGCATTCATGAACTCCGCGAACGTATGATTGATGGCAGGTTTAAGGTATTCACCACTTGTCGGGACTTCTTTGAAGAATTCCTGATGTACCACCGTGATGAACACGGGAAAATTGTGAAGTCCAGTGATGATGTACTGGATGCCGTCCGGTATGGCTACATGATGCGCCGTTTTGCACGAAGGTTGGGTGACATTAGGAAGCCAGCAGAAAAGAAAATACCTCCGCCTATACGTCCAATCTCCAGAGGGAGATAACCAATGAATGATAAAAATGAGCGGCTGGCGCATCTGCTCCGGCTGTTTGATGATGACTGGACTGCAGGTGAAATTGCCAGGAGTGAAGCCCGTAAGGACCTGTTTTTTTCACGTGTCAGTCAGTGGGATGATTGGCTCAGTCAGTTCACCACACTGCAATACCGTGGTCAGTTTGATGTTGTCCGGCCAGTCGTCCGTAAGCTGGTGGCTGAAATGCGCCGAAACCCCATAGAGGTAAAATTTCGTCAGAAGGAAGGGCGTGATCCTGATGCGGCCGATACCCTGATGGGGATGTATCGAACGGATATGCGTCATAACTCTGCCCGCTGTGCTGTGAATGTTGCCGTTAGAGAGCAGATTGAGAGCGGGGTCGGTGCATGGCGTCTTATCACTGAACATGAAGATAACGACCCGACCAGTAACAACCAGATAATTCGTCGGCAGGCGATCCACAACGCCTGTACTCACGTCATCTGGGATGCTAATGCCAAAGAAATCGACAAATCTGATGCCCGCCATGTCACCCTCATCAATGCCCTGACTAAATCAGGTTGGGAGCAATTTGCTGAGAAGCATGGCCTGGATGAAGATCTGCAACCCACATTCCGCACCGACAATCCGACTGACTTTGTCTGGCAGAGCAGAGATACTTTTTTTGTGGCTGAGTATTATGAATCTGTCCGGCGCAAAGAAAAGGTCTTCATCTACCAGGACCCGCTGAGTGGTGAGGTAGTCAGTTATTATCAGCGTGACATCAAAGGGGCCATTGATGAGCTGGCAGAACGCGGAATGCAGAAAATCGCAGAGCGTACTGTGGAGCGCAGTCGGATCTATAAAACGCTACTCTGTGACAGTGCAATTCTGAGCGATCGCCAGCTTATTGCAGGGGAGTTTTTACCGATTGTCCCAGTGTATGGAGAATGGGGATTCGTTGACGACCGTGAGGTCTACGAAGGTATCGTTCGTCTGACTAAGGACGGCCAGCGCCTACGAAACATGATTATGAGTTTCAATGCTGACATTGTTGGCAAAACGCCGAAGAAAAAGCCGATATTCTGGATAGAGCAGATTGAAGGCTATGAGCGTATGTACACGGCTGACAATGACTTTCCCTATTATCTGATCAACCGGAAAACGGAGGGTAATGTTGATTTACCGGCACAGCCCTTAGCCTATCTCGAACACCCAGAAGTTCCGCCGGCAAATCAGTATCTGCTTGAAGCGGCCACCGCATCTGTCAGGGACATTGCTGATACCGGGGTAGGGCCAGGGGCAGCAGAGGGGAACCCGCTAGCATTCAATACAGTCAATCAGCTAAATCAGCGCTCGGATATGGAGACATTTGTCTTCATGGACAACCTTGCTACAGCGATGCGCCGTGATGGTGAGATTTATCAGTCAATCGTCAATGAAATCTATGACGTTCCGAGAAAGGTGACACTGACGGGTGAGGATGGCAGTGAGCAAAAAATTGAAACGCTGGCTCAGCAGGTAGATTTTCAATCAGGCCGGGTGATTGTCCTGAACGATATTCGCGGACGCTATGATTGCTATACCGATGTCGGCCCGTCCTTTCAGAGTATGAAAGAGGCTTCACGGGCAGAAATTCAACAGCTGCTCAAAACCGTACCCGCAGAACATCCCTCATGGAATGTGTTAATGCTGCAATACCTGATGCTGCTCGATGGTAAAGGGATGGAGATCACCCGCAGTTTTGCGACTCGGCAGTTAATTATTCAAGGGCTTAAAAAACCTGAGACAGAGGAGGAACAGCAATGGTTGCAGGAAGCGATGCAATCACAACAGAACCAGCAAGACCCAGCTATGATCCAGGCCCAAGGTGTACTGGCCCAGGGTCAAGCCGAACTGCAGAAAGCCCGTAATCAGGAGCAAGATCTGCAAATTAAAGCTTTCACGGCACAACAGAATGCACGTCTCAGCCAAGCCCGAGCAGTCCAGGCATTGGCGCAGTCCCGGGCGACGGATACCCAGTCAGTACAAAATGCACTGCAGTTATTGTCTGACTGGTATGACAAACAAAGTCAGGAAGGCCATAAACAGGCTGAACATATGCTGAAAGCGCAACAGCAGTCACATCAGCAACGAATGGACCTTTCTTCACTCCTGCAACAGCAGAGGCAAGTACTTCCCTCCAGCGGCGAAGCTGAGCCCCCTCAATAAGAGAGACATTACTATGACAGATACCACCATTATTCAGGCAACTGAAGGAGCCCCCCTGTCCGTCACACCGGAAGTGGATTTGGAGGTCACCCATGAGGTCGATACCCCTGAGGTTCAGCCTCAGGAAGCACAGGGTTTCGACATTGTTCTGAACACTGATGAGACAGAAAAAGACCCGACGAAACCCCGACAGGATAATTCGGTTTTCGCAGTACGCCGGATTGCCAGAAAGCGTCAGCGCGAGCTGGAGCAACTGGCTCAGTCTGTTCAGCGCGGGGAGTTGCCGGAGGAACTTAGGGTCACTCCCGGATTGCCATCACAGCCGGCCGTGAACGACTTCTTGTCAGAGAGTGCATTGGCAGAGAAGTACGAGTACGACACGAATCGCGCACTGGCTGCATTCACCGCTGCTCAAAACGAGTGGTTGATGAAGGTTCAGGATGCCAGGAGTCAGGCGATCACCGAGCAGAGTCGCAAAACGCAGGAGTTCACGCGTCTTAATGCTGGCTTTGCTGAGGCGGCAAGGGCGCACTATGACGCGGCTGAGAAGTTGAACTTAGCTGATTATGAAGAGAAAGAGGACCGAGTGAGGGAGATCCTGCCTGCTGGCGTGGATGCTGAAATCATGTCTCTCTTCCCTGAAAAATCCGCGGCCATGTTTTATTACCTTGGCTCCAACCCTGAGCAGCTGCGCCGTATTTTGACCCTGAGTTCACAACAGGCATTGATAGAACTGACCCGGCTTGCAGACCGGCTGACCGTGAAGCCGCGTAGCCACGCTATTTCACAAGCGCCACCGACTGATGTGCCAGTGAGCGGAGAGGTCGTGGCAGAGGGGCAAGTATTGCTGCAGAGGCAGATGGATGCAGCTGCCTATGCCGGAGACATTGAAAAGTACCTCAAATATAAGCGATTAATCCAGGCCAGAAGCTGATGGCCGGCGTCCGACTGGGGACTTTCTACCTGAATGCAGGTATCCCTCAGTCAGAGCTGTCGTCTTCTCCATCGCGGTTCAGAAAGTCTGGGTCATCGCTATCACCCATGATGTTCAAACATACATCCACTTGGGTTGAGGCAGTAAACAACCTAACTGGACGAAATTATAGGGATATTCATTATGCTTAATGAAGGCCAGATTATTACTTATGGTATCGATGAAGTGATCGACACGATCACTAACATGACACCGATGGCACAACGGGCCGCAAAATACTCGCCGCCTGCAGCCGATATGCAACGTTCGGGTAATACCCATTGGATGCCGCTTGAAATGGAGTCCCCGACCCAAGCCGGTTGGGACCTGACAGGTAAAGAATCCGATCTGCTCGAGCTCGCCGTGAAAGTGAATATCGGTGAGCCGGATAACGACTTTTTCTCCTTACGCGCTGATGATCTGCGTGACGAGAAAACTTACCGCCGGCGAATCAATTCTGCCGCCGTGAAGCTTGCCAACAATGTAGAAGTGAGCATCGCCAGAACGGCCGCTGAAATGGGATCGCTTATCGTGACCAATGAAGGGAATATCGGTAAGCAGGCTGGTGGCGGATGGGATTTTCTCGCCAGTGCAGAATCGCTGATATTCGGGCGAGAACTTAACCGCAATGCTGGTCTGTCTTACTTTTTTAATGTGGAGGACTACAAACGTGCTGGTTATGACTTGATTGGACGCGACATCTACGGACGGCTGACTGAGGATGCCTATAAAACCGGCTCTATTCAGAAACAGGTTGCCGGCTTTGATGAAGTTCTTCGATCACCCAAGCTTCCGGTACTGCAAGCCTGCTTAGCATCGGAAATCACAGTCGTCGGGGCTCAGTCTTTCAAACCTGAGTCATGGACTGAAGATTCAGATGGCAATAAGGAGAACATCGATAACCGCTTCGCCCGCGTAACGCTGTCATCGTCTAAAGGTTTCAGACGCGGCGACAAGGTCAGCTTTACTGGGGTGAAGTTCTTAGCGCAGATGGCAAAAAATCTGCTTACTCAGGATGCCACCTTCTCAGTGACCCGAGTCATCGACGACAAGACCATTGAGATCACTCCAAAACCTGTCGCTCTTGATGATACAAGCTTAACCAGTGCCGAGCGGGCTTATTCAAACGTTAATACCTCGTTGGTTGATGGGATGGCCCTCAATGTACTGAATATTGCGGATACAGCTGCCAATGTTTTTTGGGCTAAAGATGCCATCCGTCTCGTGTCTCAACCGATCCCCGCCTCACACGAACTGTTTGCCGGAATGCAAACCAGGCCCTTCAGTATCCCGGATGTCGGTTTGAACGGTATTTTCGCCACACAGGGAGACATCTCTACGCTGAACGGACGGTGCCGTATCGCTCTGTGGTATGCCGTGAATGCCACACGTCCCGAGGCTATTGGTGTCGGGCTTGCGAATCAGGCGGCGTGAACACCAGGGGCTACGGCCCCTTTTTTAAGAGGAGAACATCATGCGCAAGATGCTTTATAAAGCTGGCGGCACTGTCTCGGTTTGGGGACGGCAGATGCATACATTAATCACTGAAGGCGCAGACGTAGAGGCCAAGGTGGCTGAAGGTTGGGTAACCCACCCAAGGGATGTGCCAGAAACCATGACGTCTGTCTCTCGTAGAACCAAAAAAACATCGGGATCGAAGGGTGCGAGGGGTGATCATGAGAGTACTGACTAAAGGGGACATTGTACGCGCTGCATTGCGTAAAGCAGCCATTGCCAGTGATGCAACGCTTACCGATGTCGAGCCCCAATCCTTAGAGGATGGCCTGGAAGACCTTGAGCTGATGATGTCCGAATGGCGGATGGGCGATGACCACAAGGGCATTGATATTGGGTATGCCTTCTCTGAAGCAGGTATATGTCCGATGCCGGATGATCTCCATTGTTTACCGGAATTTTCCTGCAATGCCGTCATCTGTAATCTGGCGGTACGAATAGTGTCAGATTATGGTCTGGAGCCCTCACTCGGGCTACTGAATAAAGCGGCCTACGGCAAAGAGCGTATTCTACGGTCTTTAAGTGATAGGCGTACCCCCCGACTCAGATATCCTTCGCGCATGCCTTCAGGTTCGGGTAATAACCGTTCGGCGAGTCAGTCTCTACGACCATGGAGAAAGCCATATGCCGATCATTGAATTACCACTCATGAAAGGTTTGGGGAAGCGACCAGACCTGGCGGAGTACTCCGATCTATTACCTGCAAACATGCTAGCCGTCAGTAAAGAGGTGGCTGGCTCATCGGGGTATATGCACCCCTTCCCAGGTATCGTGAAAACGGATGATATAGCCGGGGTTTCAAGGGGGGGCGAATACAATACTAAGCAGAACACCGTCTATCGGGTAGCCGGTGACGCGCTCTATCACGGCGGCATTCGATGTGAGGACATTCACCTTCCCGGTAGTATGCGAGTGAGCATGGCACACAGCTATAACAGCCAAGGTATAGCTGCTGATGGCAGGCTTTACCTCTACCGCCATGAAGATAACACCTTAAAGGAACTTGAAAACTGGCCGGAGAAAGCCTCCCAGACTGAGGGATACCAGAAAGAACTCAGTGCGTGGACACACAATGTGAGTGGTGGAGACGCGTTTTATGTTCCAGCTGAAGCACTCAATGGTCGAATTGTTATCACACTAACGCCGACGAACGCCGCTGGGGTCACTGGTGACTCAATGAATATTACCGAAGATCAATGGGGCAGTCCGCAGTCACAGTCCGATCCCGGTGAAGGTAAACCATTTCTGACGGATGTGACCGTGACGGGGGAGAAACTCAGTGGCAGTGTGGTGACGTTAGCTTGGATGTTTAAAGGCGGCGGCAGGGACGCCACTAAGGTCACGGTCAATCTAAGCGTTGAGGAAGTGACCCTTAACTATGCTCAATATGATATTGGTCAGGTCAGGGATATCTGCCATAACCGCAGTCGTTACGTTTGGGTAAAAGACGGTACCGATAATTTTGGGATCACTGACTTGGAAGACGAAACCCACCCAGACCAGTTTCGGCCTTTCTACCGAGCAGAATCGATGCCGGACGGTATCCAAGGCGTTGCCAGCTGGCGGGACATGGTCGTCTGTTTCGGAACGGCCACCACAGAATACTTTTCGTTAACAGGCAGCAGCAGTATGACTGACCCTGTCTACATCAGTCAGCCATCCCTGATGGTGGATACAGGAATAGCCGGCACATTCTGTAAGTGCCCATATGCCGGAACATTCGCCATCCTGAGCCACCCCGCACGCGGAACCCCGGGTATCTATGTCATCGATAGCGGAAGCAAAAAGGAACTTTCGACGCCTGTTATTCGCCGAATTTTACGAAGTTACCGCGCAGAAGAGCTCGCCGAAGGGGTACTTGAGTCGGTGTCTTTTGACGGCCATGAACTGCTGTTGGTGCATTTAGCTCGGCATGTACTGTGCTTCGATGCGACTGCCAGTACGGCCTATGGTCTTCAGTGGTGCTTACTTGAAACGGGACTCGATAAAGCGCCGTGGCAGGGGATTGATATCCTTTGGGACGGAAACAGCCTGACCTTGGGTGATAAATATAGGGGGAGGGCCGGTGCGCTGGATTTTTCCCGCGTCTCACAATATGCCGAAGATGCAGAGTTACGGCTGTATACCCCGTTGCTGAAAGTCGACAACCGCCTGCTGTTTGATCTGGAGGTTGAATCAGCACCGGGGCTATCAGTGAGCCCTGAACAGTGTTTTATCTCTGCGACCACAGATGGCAGCCGATATGGCCGTGAACAGATGGTCACCTCAGTCAGTGACTGCCGGAATGACCGGCGCCTGCTGGTACGTCGAATTGGGCGGGCCCGTAAAAATATCGGTTTCTGTTTACGCTTCGTGACATCAACCCCCATATCTCTGGCTTCTTTCCGGATAAGGATAAGCGATGGCTGATATTCAGATCATGGCGACACGCATTGATGCAATGATGCTTCCGGCAAACTTTTCCCGCGCCTATCAGATGTATGTCATTCAGCAAAGTACTGACATGCAGAAGATCGCCGGGCAGGCTAATTCTGCCAGTAGTACGGCAGAAAGTGCGGAGGAAGCAAACGCGCTGCAGGATGAGCAGATCGCCGCTCAGGGTGAAACTCTTTCCGGTATTGCCAAGGATTACCTCTCAAAATCTGCAACCAGTATGCAGTCTTTAGCAGGCCCGTTAGAGGCTACCTCGTTTTACGTCAATGGTGTCAAAGTACTCGGTGCGAGAGTCATGGGGTTCAGTAACTCTGTGGGAACTGCGTATAGAGGGGAGTTCGATGCGGATACTGAATTCAGTAATGACACCCTGGCCGCAGGCCTTAAAGAGGCTCGTCAGCGGATAAAAGCACTTGAGGATGCAATAAGAAATCACGGGCTGATAGGGTGAATTATGAGCCTCTACAAAACCGATCAGAATACAGGACAGACCTTATTTCGAGCCTGGGGATTACCAGCATGGCCGGACTACGAGACTGACTATTACCGATGGCGGGACTGCGGCATTTTTGCTCTGCCTGAACGCGGGAGTTACGTGGAAATTCATATGGCAATGCGGCCGGCAGATAGGTGGCGTTGTCGTGAGGCCGTCAAGGATGTCTTACATATGATAGGCCCTCGCACGGTGTGTGCCCCTGTGCTCGTGACCTCAGGCCATGTCTGCAACTTGGCCCGGAAGTTTGGGTTTCGTTATGAGGCAACGGTTCGAATGGCCTTTCTGGATGGGACAGAAGGGGATGTCATTATGATGTTCAGGAGAGTGAATAATGGGTGGGATCGGCAGTGTCATCAATAATGTCGTTGGGGGGATCACCGGCACTAATTCGGCTGCAAATGCACAAATCAATGCGGCCAGCCAGTCCAACGCCATGCAACAGCAAATGTATCAGCAGATGCTTGAAAGGTTAAACCCTTATCTACAGGCGGGACAGTCCGGATTGAACGGCTTACAGAGTCTGGTCAATGACCGAGGGGGGGCACTCAATGACTATTATAATTCACGGGAATATGCTGACCTCGCCAGCCAAGCTCGTTACCAACAGCTGGCTGGGGCCGAAGCGACCGGAGGACTAGGCGCAACTGCCACCGGTAATGCACTGGCATCTATTGCTCCACAGCTCGGTCAGGGGTATCTCAACAACCGTTACAACACGCTTTCGGGATTGGCGGGAATGGGCCTTTCTGCAGCCGGTGCAATGAATCAGGCCGGAGGCGGTTATGCCAACGCTTATGGTAATAACATGAGCCAAATTGGTGCTGCTCAGGCGGGACAGGCAACAGCTGGTTTTAACTCCCTAATGAATACGGCTGGGCTAGCGCTCGGGGCCTATCAATTTTTGCAAAAGTAACCCAGACAAGACTCTCGGCCATTAGTCTGGTTCAGCCACTCATGGAGGACATATGGTAGATCCGATTGATTATGGTGCGCCGCTGCGAGCCAGTATTTTATCTGGCCTTCAAGGTGGAGCCTTATTGCAGGGGATCGGATTGCGCTCTCAGGCGATGGAGCAGGCTCGGCAGGGGCAGTTGATGCAGCAGCAGTTTACTCGTGACTGGCAGGAAGCGTACTCGTCAGGCGACCCTTCAGCGATGGAGGCCATCATCGCTAAATATCCAGAGCAGATGGAGACCGTACAGAAGGCCATAGGTTTTAGGGATGACAATCACAGGGTAGCGCTGGGTAATGCCGCGCGTGACTTACGGATAGCGGCCCAAAACGGCGATAGCTCAGCATTTACTGATATAGCTGCTCGGTATGAGGATACGTTGAGAAGCGTAGGCAGTTCCTCTGATGAGATTTCCAGCCTGTATCAGAACGACCCACAAAAGACGATGCAGATCATCGACACTGTCGGCATGGGGGCTCTTGGGGTAAAGGATTACTATTCTGTTCGTAATGAACAAGACAAAAATTCCTTGGCCCGCTCCAAACTTGATATGGAGAATGCGCGTGGCTGGGCTGGCCTCAACCAGCAGGCACAGAACCATGCTGACGACATGATGATGAAGAGGCTCGGTTACCAGCAACAGCAGCTGCAGAATCAGTATGAGAATACCAACAATCAGCTCAAACAGCAGGAGCTTCAACAAAAGATTGATGCTAATAAGGATGCGCAGTTACAGAGGCAGCAGGTGGTGCTACAGAGCAAAAATGATATGTACACCGCTCAGAAATTGGCTGAGGAACTGGCCGACGACCCGAACCTGGATAACATTGTCGGCACCGTGACGACCGCCGATACCGGTTGGTTATCAGGTACCTTCAGAAGCAGCAGTGCTGACAAAATCAGCAAAGCAAAACAGCTGCAAGGTTTACTGAGTACAGAGCGTCTCAAAGCGTTCAAAGGCAGCACCTCTGACAAAGACCTCGAAATGGCCTATCAGTTAGCAACAGGATTGCGGCTTACAGATAACGGTATCAAAGGATCACCGAATACCGTCAGAAAGCAGTTAAAACAGTTATCCGCAAAGCTGAAAACGTCCTTGAAGGGCTACATTCCTGATTATGTCCAAGCGGACTCTCAGCCTCAAGAGGGCTCTCCAGACGGCGTTTATACGACGAAGTCAGGCATTCAATACAGGGTCGAGTGATGAAAGTGAGCGCAAACGGTAAAACATTCACCTTCCCAGAGGGGACCAGCACAGAGGATATGGGTGCGGCTATCGATGAGTATTTTTCAGGTGAGGCTTCATCGACCATTGATGCGGGAGAGTCTCAGGCACTGAACCCCATCGAAGAAGCGGCCAGAGGGCTCATCAATATCCCCTTTGATCTCCTGCAAGGCGGGGCGAACGTGATCAACGCGGCCAGCAATGCCGTAGGGGGACGCGATCTACTGGACCCGGTTTATCGTCCTGTTGATCGTCCGGCTGATCCCTGGGCTCAAGCTGGAGAAGCGATAGGTAATTACCTCGTACCCGGTGTCGGTGCTGCTGGTGGGGCGATGATAGGGTCAGTGGCTAATGCCGGCAATGAGACTGGGGATTTTGCTGAGAATGCCACTAAGGAAATGCTAATAAACGCCGCGTTGATGGGTGCTCCTGCTGCTTATCGTGGCGTAAAGCAGCTCATCAAAGGCGGTCGCGGTAACAAGGCTGCGGCAGAAGCATCAATTACAACGGCAAATGAGGTGAATAAGCTGGCGCGTACCGCAGCGGGAAGACAGAAACTGTCTACAGAAGCGTCACAAGTCAGTGACGGTCTCCGGAGTGCCGCAGAAACGGCGGGCATCGATATTAATGCCTTCACTCCAGGAATGCGCTCAGGCAGTCAGGGGATCGCCCAAGCTGAAGGGGTACTGGCATCGACATCCGGTAAAGTTCAGGATGCTCACCAAGCTACGTTCAGTAACATCATCACTAAATTCAACAGGAACATGGACGAGTTTGGCGCTGCCGCCGGTAACGCATCTGAAAAAAGCATGACGCTTCGTCAGCGGATCATCAAAAATTTGGACGATATGCGGAATGCGGAGAATGCCGCGTGGAATGACATCAGATCGACTATGCCGTCTTACAGGCAGCAAATGCGTAATGCCCGGGCGGTGATCTTAGCTGAAAAGTCTGCCGGCGTTCCGCTGAGTCCTGAAATGAAGATGTTGATGGGGACCAATCAAAACGGGGTCACCTTTGAAGGGATGAAGGCTTGGCGGGCTAAGTTTGCGGATGCTGAGATAAAATATAAACGTACAGGAGAGGCCAATGCTGCCCGTAGAGCCTCAGAGGTCAGACGAGCACTTACCGATGACATGTACTCTATGGCCCAGGAGGGGGGATTTGCTGAGGGCTGGACCGCCGCGAACGATCTATCAAAGCTGCGCCTATCAGCCCAGGAAAGCGCTCAGTCATTATTTGGTAAACAGCTTACCGATGATGTAGTGATAACGCGCGGAGTCAAAGCACTGCGTGATGCATCAGAAAAAGGCCTTAACAGCGCCTCCGGTTTCCACACGATAGTTTCAGCGTTGCCTGAGTCCGAGAGAGTGCCCGCAGTGGCATCGATGCTACAGACTGCTATTTCTACAGGAATCCGTGGAGGTAAGAGTGACGCTGCGGCAGTGAATCATATTGCGACCATCCTTACGGCTCAGAATAGTGCGGCTATAAGCCGATATTCACCTGAGCTCGGCAAAATGGCTGCTGCTTACGGAAAGCTTGCCAGAGCAGCAATGCGACCACAGCGATATGTGGAACAAACAGGACGTAGTGTTCCAGCTCTGAACGAAATGAACGCCGGTTTACCGGGGATCATCAACACCGTCCTCGGTTCTGCCGGCAACTCAATCACGGGTGCGGTAGCAGGCGCAGCGGGGGGAGGGATTATCGGGGCCATCACTGGGGCAACCATTGGAGCCTTGGCTAAGGGCGCAATTACTAAAATATCGATGAGCCGCAGCGGCAGGACCGCGATTGAGAAAGCCTTACAGGCCGGGACCGTAGCTGTTCAAAGCGGAGCCACGCCTGGAGCAATGGCGGCGGCGGAGAAGCGATTTCTTGCCGACCGCGTAGCCATCAGCGCGATTCGCGAGGCGGTAAGTCCTGAAGAGTTCAGTAGGCTTGCAAGGGCTGGTTTTGTTGCAACTTTTCTTGGGATGAATGCCGAGTCAGATGCTGAAGCAGAGGGAAGGGGCGGGGGGTGACCTGAACCTAAACGTGGGATTTTTGACCATTGGATAAGCGCAACGAGTGACCATTTTAGCCAATGTAAATGATTCTATAGCGCTTGCCCGGAGAGGTTAATGGCTCTAAGATGATATCAGGTTGACCTATTGGTCAATTTCTCCTTAGAGGGTGATATATGAGTCTTGCTCAGGTAAAGGCCGTTCTGCTTTACATGCCGCCTCGTGAGACATACATAATTACATATGCTAACCCTATGAAATCTTTGGAATGTTTAGTGAAAGCCGCGATGACAAAGGGAATATGCAGATATTCTAAGGCCATGCGTTTGCTTTCCATGGTACGAAGTGTCAGTACTCCATCACGAAATGATTAGCCACAGACCATGATCGCCTCATAGCGACTGGGAGGGCATATGAGCCAAAAAACCGAAAACGTTGTTAACGACAGAGTCAGACGCACCGTGCGTAGGTCCTCTGAGTACAAATCCAAGCTAAGCGAAGCTTCAGTTCTTCTTGCTCAAAAAATGGATGAAAAGCGCAAAGAATGGGATTCAAAGTAAGCCGTTCACAAACTTTGATTGAAGTGATTACTGAGTTTCCAATTACTGAATTTCCAATCATCGAGTTTGAAGACTACAAGAGAGTCTCTATCGGGTATGGCGATACACCATGCCCAGCGCAGCAGGTCCAACTCGAGCATCCTGCCCATTTAGAAACTATTGGTCGCGATAAATTAATGGACCGGCCCACTGATGCTAGGGCTGAAGAATTACACCATGTCCATATGTGGCAGGATGGGTGTGAGTGGGAAGATGAGGACGGGCTAAAAGTCCAGTGGTGGTCCACCAGTAATAGTTATATTGTTTACTCTTACTTTCTTGATAAAGACAAAGACCATCACTTCTATGTCATTGATTACTGCAAAGATGATGCACATGCATTAATTGAAGACAGAAGGCAGGTCGCATCATGGACCGCACTTGCAAGAGACTTCAGACTGAAGAACTCATGAAATGCCACTCCGGATGGATTTTTGCTTTCCGGGCTAAGTGATTTTCCCGGACGCAGAATCACTCTTTTGGTACTAGGTTAAACCTTTTCATTATCTCTGCAGCAGTAGCATCAGCTGAGGCTTTTGAGGCCTTCAGTGCAACCGCGTGTGCAGTTTCATTCATCGCGATATTTATCATCTCATCGAGTTTCTCTTTAGAGAGAGTTACTACCTCTCCACTCATATGAGCATTACCTGACGAGTCATTGCTCTTTAGCGCATCTTCCAAGATCTGAACAATTTCGGAGTTCATAGACCGGCCGTTCTTACGCGCACGTTCGGCTATGGCATCTCGCAGGCCATCCGGCATCCTAACAGTGAATCGCTCTACGAAGTTTTGGTCTTCTTTTTCAGTCATTTTTTTTGGCCAAGATAAATTTATAAAAAGCAAAATAGCATCATATTGACATCACTCACAATGGCATCATAATGGTGCTAGACATCAAAATGATGTCATCAGTGCGAGGTGATTAAAATGGAAATTGCGAGCTACACCGAACGGAAGGATCAAAGTTTTTTGCTTCGGTTACCTAAGCAAATGAAAGAGGAAATAAAGCGTAGGGCTGAGATGGATGGAATATCAATAAATTCGGCAATTGTTCAAAGACTTGCCAGATGCTTAAGAAAGGAAAGAGGTGGTATGCAGTGAAATACAGCGAAGCCCCGGAGTGCGCTAACACTAACGGGGCCTCTATCGAAAATAACCGCATAGGAAATATCGATATGAAGATTGTAGCTAAATTAGATCTGAACTTCCACGGCATTCAACTGCAACCTGTCGCAAAATTGAATGACATTTGGCTTTCATCGGCGGACATTGCAAAGGCACTTCATTACAGTAGTAATAAGTCAGTGACTAACTTGTTTAACCAAAACAGCGATGAATTTTCATCGGGAATGACAATGGTCATTGAATCAGTGACCTCAGGAAACTACCGGAAAAAGGTGCGTGTTTTCTCTCTCCGTGGCGCGCATCTGATTGCCATGTTTGCACGTACACCGGTAGCAAAAGAGTTTCGTCGTTGGGTGCTGGATATCCTAGATCGGGAAGTGTCTCAGTCGCCGATTGTCAACCGACTGACTGACGATGAAATAATCAGCTTTTGCTATCTGCAAATCTGGATGGAGAAGGCTCAGAGAGTGAGCAAAGAAATTTATCCTGCGGCTAAACAGTTGCGTTCTGAGTTTTCAGGGATCTTATACGATCTCGGCACTGAAAGTCGGTTCGTCACTAAGCCAACTAGAGAGATTCTTATGCGTGAGATTCAAAACCTTAATATGAACAAAGTTAAAAGTCGCAATGCCGTGGGGATGCTGAAGCATTTCACTGAGACAAAGGCATTACATTGATAAGCAAGTTGATTCTTTCCGTGACAACGCAGACGGTGTTAAGGCACTTCGTCATATCATCCACTGTGTAGGGGTAGCCTAACTCGGCCCGTTACCTATACCCCTTGGAACAGAGGTTTACAGTTTCGCGATGTAATTGGACACTTAATCTTAAACCCCGCTCCGGCGGGGTTTTTTATGGAGAGTATTTATGTTTGAGTCTTCCATACCACTCACACTGCCATTGGGGCATTACACGATGCCACGTCAGTTCAATCCTATCTTTAACGGTTATATCTACGTGGGATTGGCTGATACTGACCCAAAAGCAGAAGGTAACCGGATAACCGTATACCAAGAGGAGGAGGATCGTTCGCTGACCCCGGTAGCTCAGCCGATCTCAATCAATGCTGGCGGGTATCCTGTCATCAATGGTCAGGTTGTGAAATTGGTTGTCACTGAAGATTATTCGGTTGCGGTGTATGATCACCACGGTGTGCAAGAGTTCTACTTTCCTTACTGTAAAGGTCCGTACATTATTAGCGTCTTTCATGATCAGACACTGCACGGGAACGGGACAGAGGATGACCCTTTGGGGGTTCAGCTATCTTCAGCTGAAGGTAATCAGCTACAGATAAAAGATGACGGCCTTTACTATGGTCCCATTACTCCGGCAAGTATCTCACTGTTGTATGTTGCATCATCAGGTTCGGATGATAACCCAGGGTCACGTGATAAGCCTTTACTGACTGTTGATAAAGCACTGAGTCTAATTGCCGGCATGGGGATATCAGGAGCTTATACAATCTTTTTGAAAGCAGGTGAAACCTTCAGCCTTCAAGGCGATCATCCTGTGGGACAGGGGACATTCAACCTGACTTTCACCTATTTCGATGATCCAACATTCGGTGATATCCGAAGCCATGACGGATGGTATCCGATTACAGATGCACGACTAAAGCGGCCTATGGTGATATTTGACACTTCACTGGGTGAAGACGGCCTGATTCGATGGAATACCATAAATTCATCTCCCAAATTGGATTCTCTGCATTTCGACGGAGTCTCCGTCACGTTCAGTAACAGTGCTGGCGCATCAACTGGGGGAGGTTGGGCATTGTATGTCGATGAGCTTATATTCTCCGGGAGTGATATTTTTATCACTGGGGATTATCAAGGTATTGGGTCGGCTGTGACGGTTGCCCTTCGCAAAGCAAACTTATATCTGCAGGGGAAGACTCAGCCCTTTGTTGCTGACTATTCGCCAGATATTTTTTACCTAGAACTACTGCCAGAAGGTGAGACAAAATCGGACCCAACGGGAGTTTCACCAGATGTTACTGGCCGTCCCTCGAACATAAAAGATATTCTGACCCCCCAAAATGCCATGGCATTGGGAACATATGACAGTAAAACCAAAACAACATTTGGGTGGGGCGTTAACTGGGATATCTTCGCGCAGCAGCTGGCACGTGCAAGTTTGAATGACCAGCAGGATTGATCAAGAATTCTCGATGTAGTTGGCATCTCCGTTGCCTATATTATCAATTCCCGATTTCACTTTTTGGACAGGAACGTAAATAACCTTCTTTCTACCGCAATAGAGTACACGGAAAAACGACTGAACCCTGAGGACGGCATGGGCATCACTGCCTCATCGATGGTAGGGTTACGCCGTTGCGGAACCGGGCATACCGGCCAAGATGGGAATCACGGTATTGTTGGAGTTATCCGGCCGCTTGGTATTTGCCGAAGTGTGCGCTAGGCGGTTTATCACAGATGATGGAATTATCGAAGGTGATCCCCTAGACGATGCCAAGGTGATCGGAGTGGTGACGCATTTGATGAAGAGTTTTGAGCCGGGTTAAAAATGGAAGGTTGTACCAAATTTTGTACCAACCCTGTTTCATTGATTATATATTACCATTTAAATCATTGGCTTATTCGGTGGTTCACATAATCATGGAACAGGAAGGTAGGCCGTACATCGTTGTTAGGTTTCATACATAACCGTATTGTTTTGTTGTTTATTGTGCATTTAAATCAATATCTTATAGTGCATTTCTGTTTGTAATAGTACAGGCCCGTATTCTTTTGTACATTGTAATCCACTTATGTACATGACATATTGCGTACACATTGTGTACAGAATTTTCATTTCGGTGCGTACAGAAAACAAAAATGGCAATCAGCGATGTAAAACTCAGGAAGTTACTCGGCAAACCATACTCAGGTCCCGCTGAAATAACCGATGCCGAGGGTCTCGGTGCGAGAATAACCCCTAAGGGAGTGATCACCTTCCAGTATCGCTACCGCTGGAAGGGTTCCGCTCAACGGATATCCCTCGGGCGTTACCCGGCAGTATCTTTGCAGCAGGCCAGAAACATAGTAACAGAA